TACCCCATCCCCATGGCCGACGGCTCGCCGTTTTGTCTCGCCGCGATCTGGGCGACGTGGCGCGACCGCGCCTCGGGAGAGGATTTCCGGACGTTTTGCGTCCTCACCTGCGAGCCGAACGAGATGGTGGCGCAGATCCACGACCGGATGCCCGTCATCCTGCATCGAGCGGACTACCAGCGCTGGCTCGATCCCGAGGAGAAAGACCCGCGCGACCTGTTGAAGCCGTTCCCGGCCGAACTGATGAAGATGTGGCCGATCGGCCGGAAGGTCGGAAACCCGCGCAACAACACGCCGGACATCCTGGACGAAGTGCCGCCGGACGGCGAAGGAACGTTGCTATAGGCGGGAATTAGTCGCCGATCGCAATCCCGGCTTCCTTGGCTGCCTCAAGGAACGCCTCGCGGGCAGTGGCCTGTCGCGCGGCGTCCAGCGCCTTTTGCCTTGCCGCGTAGACCGCTTTGCGCGCCGCGAGGTGCTTAGGGCCGGGGTCGACAGGCCACTCTTCGCAAAGGATGCGTTCGGCCTGCACGGTATTGTTGACGTTAAGTCCTCGACCATACCGATCCTTCTCGATCCTGACCGGCTTTTCCCACCATCCACGTTCCAATGACATGACACGCACTCCGACAAGGCGAGTCGAGTCTAGGACTCGATTCGCCGGGGTGGAGTCCGGAAACGCAAAAAACCCGCCCCGGCGTGAGCCGAGGCGGGCAGGTCTTACATGCCGCGGTGGACATGCTTGGGTATCTATAGATTAGGGCGGCGGTCTGCCGGTGAGGTAGGTGTAGCCTGCGAGAACCCAACCGGCGAAGGTGACAACGCCGATACCGATCTTGATGAGCCAACGACCCGCAGTACCGGCGCCGAGCGCGCGCTCGCGCATGATCTGCACGCCATCGGTCACCAGCTCCACCTTCTGCAGGCGGTCGTTGGTGTTGACCTCGACGTTTTCAACGCGAACCTTCGTCGTGAGAACGTCCTGCTCGATATGCGTGGTTCGCACCACGAGCTCGTCAAGGCGGCGATGGACGTTCGCCCTGCTCTCCGTGGACCGATCCTCGGAATCTGCGATGTTCTGCTGAATGGCGTCGACCTTCTCGGCCAGCGCCCTCATGGTGCCGGTCAATTCCCCGAGTCTGGCACTGATCTCGATCAGGCTTCCGGATGGCATGCTATTTCCTCTGCCCTGGCGAGGTTGCTGTCTCATGCTTCGGCCCTCACCAAAGCTGTTGAAGGATCACCGCCAGACAGGCGATGATCAGGAGCGCTGCCACGCCGAGGACGACCCTCGCGCCGAAGTTCACGGCCTCCACCCGCACCATTCGACGCCTTTTTGGTTGTGGGCGTTCATCTCATCCAGCTCCGGCCGGGACATCGCCGCAACGACCGGCGGCGTCGGCCGTCGAGGCTGGTTGTGCTCGCACCAGATGCCGCGAGGGTCATCGGTTTGATGCCTGGGCATCGAGGCGCAGCCCGCAATGATACCGAACAGCGCGACGAGTATCAGCGCTTTGCCCACTTCATCGCCTCCTTCCGGGCTTCGTCGTCTGTCTGGCCGGCGACTTTGCGCTCGATCTCCGTCGCCTCACGGTGCATCTCAAGCCTTTCTTCCTTCGCGGCCGCGTCGCGGCGAGCGTTGGCAAGATCGGCTTTCGCCTTGGCGTCCGAGCGGCCGCGCAGATAGACGGCACCGAAGGCGGTGATCGCCGCACCGATCGCCGCGATGTACGGCCATAGGCGGCGCAGAGGCGACAGGAGAAGCGTCCACATCAGCAGGACCTCCACACGCCGTCGGTGAGGTAGCCGTGCCAGTGCGGTTCACCCTTGGTGGCGAGGGCGACCGATTCACGCACCGAAGGTTTCTCACGACTGCCGTTCCACCATTTCCATGCGCCTACGCCGGAGACCACGACTCGGCCGATCTCGCGACAGCCGCATGGGCATTGGAAGTGGAAACCCGCCGGCGTGTGATCCTGTGTCGAATAGAACTTGATCGATCCCGCCGGCGAGTCAGATGCAACCACGTTGTCGACGAGAACGGCCGTGACTGGTTGTGTCCTGACCTCGGCCATCACAGGTCGTCCGCCCTGCGCCGCCGCAGGTACTCCGTGAGAAGTCCATTGACGACGAGGAAGTAGGGGAACGCCTCGCTCGGGATCAGCGGCTGGAGCACCGCCGGTTCGACATAGGTTACGACGGCCGCGAGGACGCCGAGCAGCGTCTGCGCGCGAGCCCAGAAGATGGTCTCGCTGTCCTTGAAGAACGACTTGATCCTGCTCCACATGAGCGTTTCCTTTCAGCACCAAAGACCGACGAGATCGCAGGGCAGGGCCGTCAGCCATGCCCATAAGGCGTAGAGGCTCACGAGGATGAGCGCGCCGATGAGGCCGAAGATGCCCTTCGATTTCGGCTTCGCGGCGGTCACATCCTTCGACGGCTCGGTTGCCGGCTTGGACGGCTGGGGCTCCGGGGCAGGCGCTGGCGCCGGCGCAGCGGGCGCCTCCGGAGCCGGTATCGGGGTTGGAGCTGGAGCAGGCGCAGGGTTGGCCGTTGCCGAGTAGCCGGCCGCCATGAGAGCCGAATAGAAGGCGCGGTGATAGCCGGCGACGTCTTCGTCCGTCCCGTCCTCCCCGTTCACGATCCGGCGCGGGTTATTCTTCGGCAGGGCATTGAGCGCGGCCGGGAACTTGTAGTCGGCCAGCTTCCTGCTCCGAAACATGCCCTCAGCCATGCCGACGACGGCGATGTCGGCACCGATCTTCGGGTCCAGCGCCAAAGAGGGATTCTTGCGGAGCGGGACGCCGAGCCGCTTGCCCATCTTCTCGTAGTTGTCCCAATGCGTGATCTGGATCGGGCCGCGGCCGAAGCCTCCGTCACGCCAGTAGGGCTCCTTCACCCACGGGAGTTTGCCGGCCTTCCATGCGCGCTCGAGGCGGCGGATCGTCTCGTCGTCGCTGTCGGCGAAGGTTTCACGGACCGGCACCATGCGGCCGCCGGTCTCGCGGTAGACCTGGGCCAACACGTTGGATACGTGGTGAGGATCGGTGACACTGTTGCGGACACAGGAATCGAGGAGAGCTTCGACGCCTTGCACCTGGCCGGTGCTGAGGCTGGTGCCAAAGACGCCGGAGCCGCGCGCACGCAGCGCGGCGAAGAACTTCGCGCGATCCATAATGAAAGCCTTTCGGGAATATCAGTCCCAGAGATTGATCTGCTGGGAGACCTGCGGGGGAGGGGTATACGCCGGCATCGTGATGACGACGCCGGCCGGGAGGACCTCGGGGAGAAAGACGAGGTCTGGATTGGCGCGATAGACGACAGGCGTGGTTTCGTGGGCGCCGTAAAACTTGTAGGCGATCAGGTCGACCATATCGCCATCGCTGGTCGTATAAGTCGTGGTGCCGTCCGGCTGGACGTCAAACTTCATGGTCGCCGCTTATTGCTCATCGATGAGAAGGGTTGGGTTATCGGTGGCCCCGGCGACAGACTGTGGTCCGGCGGTCGTCGGGCGCACCGTGGCACCAGCTCCGAAGCCCACTGCCGCTGTCGCTCCACCAGCGGTAGGAAGTTCGCATTCCACGGTGCATTGGAAATCCTGCGACGCGGAGTAGTTGTGGGTGACGGTCCGCGCGAACCACCGGCCATCGACACCGGCTCGAATACCCGACGCCTGCACGAAGGAACCTCCGGACGCGGCAGGATCGCCCTTGATCGTGAAGTTGGCGGTCGCCTCAGCGCGCTTTAGCTCGTTGGCTTGCGCTGTCGCCGCCAGCTTAGCCTCGGACGCGCTCTGAAACGGTGATCGCATCAGGTAGGGCGGCCCTTCGGACCCGCCCGGCACCATCTCCACCATCCGCTTGTTCTTGCGGCGGTCGTACCAAGTCGCCTCAACCGAGCTGTGTTTCGGCGCATCCTGCATAGAGACCTGATACGAAATCAGATTGACGCCCTTGGCGATGAAGATCGTAGGCATGGCTGCGCCGCTGACAGCCATGCCAGATCCGCGCTCGACAACAACCAGGCGTCCACTCTTGACTGCAACGGCGGCGTCGAGCCGCCGACCAAGACGCGACGCGAACTCAATGTACTCTTCCTCGCCCTTCGCGACATACTCGTTTGGGATGCTCGCGATCGATCCGGCTATGGAAAGCGACCAGCCGCCTTGGCTGGCTATCTCGGCGAATACATCTCCGAAGGTCGGGTACTCCTCCTTGCGGTAGTCCTTTGGCTCCTTTCGCTTACCGTTCTGCTTGGCGGCGAGAGCCTGGGCAGAGATGGAAATCTGCTGCGGGAAGCCGGAAAGCGTGATCTGGTCGACGATGAACACGCCATAGTCGCGGACGGCACCGCCCTTGTATCCGCCGCGCGGCAGCAATGCCGCGCCGGTCGGCGGCACATTGACGCTGCCGTTGATGTCGTCGACCGTGATCTGCAGCGAGTCGGCGTTGAGTCCGTCGCCATCGGTAATCGACATCGACATGCCACCGCCGCGCAGCTTGCCGGTGATGTCGTCGCCGGCGCCGGTGAAGATGCTGAAGGTAGGGACGGGCATCAGAAGCCGAGCGATACCGAAAAGGGACCGGCAGAGAAGCTGGTGGAGAAGCCGAAACCCGCGCTTCCAACGCCAATGCCTTCGCCCACGCCACCGACATAGTAGGTCAGCGAGAGCGACACAGTTACGGTTTGCTGTATCCCGCCTGGCGCAAAATCTGCGCTATCGGCGTCGATCGAAGTGCCGATCCATCGCCGCCAATTTCGCCCGACCGCATCAACGAGGATAAGCGGGACTTGCTGACGAACAGCCTCTTGTACACCCGCGAGCTGTGCCAACCCCCTACCGTTGAGGTGCAACGGATGGAATGTGCTTTTGAGCGTGATCGTTTCTTCGTCGGGACCAAGAAGGTGCGTCGGCGGGCGAGCACCGATCACCTGCTGCGACGAGACGCGGGATTTAACGTTGTGTGCGAGCTGCTCGACCGAATAGTTCGGCACCGTGAAGCGGAAGGGACCCCAACCCATAAGCATGGTGGTCAGCCAAACTCGTATCTCGGCCGGCCATCAAGGTTCGTCTGCCGAGAGCGCATCAGTTGGAAGTCGAGCTTGTGCATGAGTTTCCGTATGATCTCGTCGGAATTTCCACCGCTGATACTGATGTGGTTCGTGATGCTGATCCCGCCGCCTTTCCCTAGGGCGTGGTTGGGTGTGATCGTACCGCTGCTGCCGGGCGAGAAGATCTCGGGGCCTTCCTCACCGACGAGATAGTTCATACCTCGGGATACAGGACCGCCGCCGGCGCGCGGGCCGCCGAACTTGGACAGGCCGGGCGTCGGCGCGGCGGCGCCGCCGCCGGTGATACCGCCGAGCATGGCGCGCAGTGTGCTTGCCTTCCGTATAGCGGCGTCGATGTAGGATGAATTCACGACAGGAGTAGCCTCAATGCTGAGGTTCTCCTGCACTTTCTGTCCTGCTGCCTGGCTCTCATTGACCAGCCTGTTGAAGATCGCCACGCCTTCGGCCGTAGTCGGCAATTCCCACATCGGATTGACGGCCTTCGGCTGCCAGTTCGACTTGCCGGAACGCTGCGCGTCATCAGGGCCGTCCGGCACAAACCGGCTCCGCGCCGCGAGGTTCTTCCGGCGCGTTTCCTCCATCCAGTCGGCGAGGGCGCTGTTCCGCTGCTTCGGCGGTTTGGTGTGCCAGACCCCGCCCTCGTAATCCTTGAGCAGGTACATGAGGCCGCCGAGCAGTGCGCCACCGCCGAGGATGCCGAGCCCGAAGCCCTTCCCCTTGCCGACGCCGAGAAGCCGACCGAGCAGCCCGCCGCCGGCGGCCGCCGCACCCTTGCCGCCACCGCCGCCGGCGAGGCCCAGCAGCGCGCCGAGTACCGACGCGCCGGCCTTTGCTCCCGACAAGGCAAGCAACGCGCCTGCCATGCTGCGGATCGCGGCGGCGGCCATGCCGATGCCGGCGGCCGCCACGACAAATCCTGCACCGTAACCCCACATCTGGCCCGCAAACTCACCGAACGCCTTGCCAGCATCGCTGTTGAGGAAGTCGATGAGCGGCTGCATCGCTCCGGAGAAGGCCGATGCCTGCTCTGCGAGGTACTTCACGGCCGAGGCCATGTTGCTGAAGGCGGTGCCGACGCCCTCGATGAAGCCCTGCATGCCTTTCGTGTTATATAGGCGCAGGATCGCATCGACGATGCTGTTGATGCCTTCGGCTGTGCCGCTGCCGATCCCGGCGAAGAATTTCGACCAGCTCGCGTCGAACTTGATTGACTCGCCGGAGAACGCAGCCTTGAGCCGTTCGAAGGCGCTCGCCGCACCGTCGAGAATCTGAGGGTCTAGCTTGTCGAGGAAGCCGCTAGCGAAGGCCGTCAGCGACCGAGTGACGAAATCCCAGTTGTGATACGCCAGCGCGCCGAGCGCGCCGGCGACGATCGTCAGCGGGTTTGCCATGAAGGCGAGGGAGGAGGCGACGCCGGAAATGGCCAGCCCCAGCGGAGCCATGGCGGCGAGCGCGAGAGCCGCGTAGCCCGAGAAGCGCAGAATATCGGGATTGGTATCGGCGAGGTCGGTTATGGCGTCGGCCAGCTTGTTGAATCCGGTGGTGGCCTGCTCAAGGAGCCCCGACTTGCCGAACGCGATGGACATCGCCTCGATGGACGCGGTGAACTGGTTCCAGGCCTTCACGATGCCCTGCATCATGATCTCGCGCATCTTGCGCGCAGTGCCGATCGCCTCGCCTTCGGTGGCGTCGAGGTAGTGCTTCAGGATGTCGAGATCAATCGCCTGCATCTTGGATGCGTGGTGCAGGCCGAAGATCGCGGCGTAGTCGGCGACGCCGGCACCCTTGTCACGAAGCGCCTTGAGGACGCCATAGAGGTCGATCTCTGAGACGCCGGCGGTGAGCGCGCTCTGGATCGTGTCCGCGATGAGCGTGCGGTCCTGACCTGTGGTGCCACCGAGCTCGGCACCGAAGGCGTCGATGATGGCGTTGGCCAGCTTCGCCGGCGATTTCCTCAGCCGAGGATTCGCGATCAGCCGAGCGAGTTCGGCCTCTATGCCCTCGGCGGAAAAACCGGCCGCCTCCAGCGCTGCGGCAACGGTGTCGCCGGTCGCGTTGCCCATCTTCTTGCCGACGAAGTCTTCCGGATTAATGCCGAGTCGGGCGAACGCTTCGCGCGCCTTTGGGCTCGGCGCGGCCACGCGCACCGGAGCCGCGCGCAATCCCGTGCCGGCGGAAGATCCGTATATGCCGGCCTTGGCAAGAGCGATCTGCCAGGCCATCGTTTCGCCCGGCTTCATCCCGATGGCGGCGGCGACCGGGTTGAAGTATTTGCCGGAAGTCGTGAAATCCTCCAGCGTAGCGCCGGCGGTTTCCTTCATCGCATAGGCGAACAGATCGGCCATGCGAATGGACGATTTCATCGTCGCATTCATGTCCTCCATCGCCATCTTCTGTGCGACCATGGCGTTCACGATCGCGGTCGAGGCCTGCGAGATCGGCACATCCATCGCCTGCGCGGTATCGAGGATGCCGTTCAGGGAGCCGATGGTCTGCTCATAGGAGAGGCCGGACCTCAGAATTTCGTTAGCGCCCTCGACGATCTCGCTCGCAGTCGCCGCGTAGTCGTAGTTCAGCTTGACCGCATGCTTCAGCAAATTGCTTCTCTGCTGAAGGCTGAGGTCGCCAGCGGCCTGTCCCTTGTTCAGGTTCTTCTCAAGGTCGTAGACGCTGCGCGCCACCTGCGCCAGCCCGATGGAAAGACCGGCCGACATGGCGGTCATGTCCGTCACGCGCCGGCGCATGTCGCGTGCCATCGTTCCGAGGGCGCGGGATGGCAACATGGCCATCGATGTGAAGCCGACGACGGTCTTGTTCAGCGCACCAAGCGACGCGGAGATCGCCCGACCAGGCCCGCTGACCTGATCGACCAGCCGCATGATCAGGCGGGCTTCTTTACTTGCCACCGAAGAGACCTTTCACGAGACCGTTGACGCGCATCTTCTCGCGGTGCTGAAAGATCTTGCAGGCCTGCGGATACCAGACCTTCAGGAGCTCATGGAACTCCATATCCATCAGCGTTTCGTACGAGAAATTGAGCTCCGCCGCGACCATGGCGGAGTATTCCGGGAACTCTAGGAAGTGCTCGCCCCAGATTCGGATGTCTCGGATGTGTCCGAGGATTCTGTCGGTTCCGCCGCCAGCTCCGCCGCCTTCGCCAGCATCTTCTCCGGCAAAAAAGCGTAGGTCGCCGCCACCGCCTCCGCGTAGTCTTCGGCGTCGAGCGCCTGTATCACGGCAATCGGGATACCGGACATGCAGTGCAGGACAATATCGTCATCGTCGTGCTTGCCCCGCAATGCCTGCATCGTCCGAAACGCCTTGCCGCGCAGACGGCCGACGGTGATCTCCCTGTATTCGACACCGTCATACTCAAGCGGCCACTGAAGCGGGATCGTCTTGGAGCCGGCTTCCCGCAGAAAGCGGGGAGGGGCCTTCGGCGCCATGGTCTCAGCCGCTCCCGGCTGCTCGCCAATCGGCTTGCCGTTCGCGTCGAGCTTCACGGCCTTGATTACCTTATCAGCCATGCTCGCCCCCTCAGTAGCCAAGAGCCTGGTTGATGCCTGCGAGCTCGTCGACACCATTGACTATGCGCTTCGGAGGCCAAGCCT